AACAGATGTGGATGTACACACGGCGACCTATATCGGCGCACCATTTGTCTATGGCTTTGAGAAGGCCGGATCTGGCTGCGGCCTGATCTCGGCTCAAGCTGTGGCGGCCATTGACACGGCGGCCATCTGGATGGCTAAGAGTGGCTTCTGGATATACGATGGCTACCTCAAGCCCTTGCCTTGCGAAGTCTCAGATTATGTTTTTAACAATATCAACTACAACCAAGCGTCCAAGGTCTACGCCGTCCACAACAGCCAGTTTGGCGAGATCTGGTGGTACTACCCAAGCAGCGGCAGCAATGAGAATGACAGCTATGTCACCTACAACTACCGTGAAAACCACTGGAACATAGGCTCATTGGCCCGTACCGCCGGCACTGATGCGGGTGTGTTCACCAACCCGCTGCTAGTGTCATCTGATGGCTACATCTACGAGCACGAAGTGGGCTTTGCCTATGACAGCGCCAGTGTTTTTGCTGAGTCTGGGCCAGTGCAGCTTGGCAACGGCGACAACCTCATGTCGGTGCGGCAGGTTGTCCCAGATGAGCAGACTCTTGGCGAGGCGGTGGTTTCATTCAAGACCCGCAATTACCCGACAGGCGCTCAGTCCACCTTTGGGCCATACACGGCCGCCAACCCCACGGATGTCCGGTTTATGGCGCGGCAGGTCAATGTCAAGGTGACGGGTGCTGTTTTGGCTGATTGGCGCATCGGGGTGATGCGGCTGGATGCGGTGGCCAGCGGCAAGCGATGATGGATAGAATTTTTGAGATCAACCGATGTCGCCAGTGGATTGATGCGGCTTTAGAATACAGTGGTGGGACTCACACACTCGATGACATAGCGGCTGGGATAATGTCGGATCGATACCAGTTATGGCCTGGGCAAAGTTCAGCGGTGGTGACAGAGATTCTTGTTTATCCGAAGCTAAAAAATTTACATTTTTTTCTTGCTGGTGGCAATCTTGATGAACTCAAGAAAATGCGGCCACACATTGAGGCATGGGGAAAGTCTGTTGGATGTACAAGGGTGACGCTTGCTGGCCGTAAAGGCTGGGAGCGTACATTTTTAAAAGACGAGGGATATGAGCCTCAGTGGTTTATTCTTTCAAAGGAGTTGATATGAGTCAAGGTGGTGAAGTAACTACACAGCAGCTTGTTTATGGCCCTGACGGGAAAGTGTATGGCAACCCAGCGCTAGCAAGAGCCGCTGGTGTAAATCAAACCTATCGTCAGGACGGAACTCCGTATCCTGAGACTTTGCTTGGCAGTTTGCCCCTGTCACCCTCAGTGCCTATTACTGAGACATTTGACCCGTCTGCTGGCATTGGCGAATTTGAGCGCCGTCAATTTTTGCGAAACCAAGCATTGCCTATGCCGGATCAGTACCAGCAAATCATGGGGCAAGGTAGCAGTGCTACTCCGTACCAGCGAATCATGGGTCAAATGCCACTGCTGCAAAACCCATACGCCAGCATGTCGGGTGGCTACAATAATTTTCAAGGCGGCTACAACCCCAATCTGTACAGCAATGCGCCAAGAGCAATTGGTCAGCTTGGCTTTGGCGGCGGTGGTGGCGGCGGTGGCTCTGAGCCTGCTGCACCCAGTGCGTGGAGCAGCATGACCCCTGCGGAACAGGCGGCCTATTACGCTGCAAATCCAACGATGGCGACCATCACTCAATTGGGCCAAAAGGCTTTTGGATATACAGGTTTGGGTGCTTTGCAAAGAGCAATGAATCCAGGCTTTGTCAGCGACCAGAGTTTGATTGCAATGGGCGTCAACCCTGCCGCATATCAGTCGGCCAAAGAGAGCTTTCGCGCCAGTGAGATTGGGGCGATGAATGCAGCGGCTGAACAAGCTGCTGCCGAAGCAGCAGCGGAAGCGGCGACTGTTGCAAATGATATTGATGCTATATCTGCCAGTGAGGGAATTTCATCAGGTCAAAGCGTTTCAGATGCCGCATCCAGCGCTGCTGACGGCTACGGCTCTGGAGATTCAGCCGGCTTTGGCGGCGGCACTGATTCCGGCAGTGACGGATGGGCCAAGGGCGGCAAGGTCACCAAGGATCGACTCAAAGGCCCAGATCCTAAAGGCCCAGACGAAGGCTATGGCGCACTACTCAGTGGCGAATATGTCATCAAAAAATCAGCGGTCAAGAAGTACGGCCAAGGGCTGCTGGACATGATCAACGATGGCAAGATTCCTGCCAAAAAAATAAAATCTTTACTCGGCTAAGGGGCGAAAAATGTCTAAAGGTGGAAACCAAGTATCAACGACTTCAATTGATCCTGACATCAAGAGTGCGTTTCTCACAAACTTTGGTCAGGCTCAGAATGTTGCGGCAGCATTGCCTGTCCAGCAGTTTGCCGGATTCAATCCTCTGTACCAAGCGGGTGAAGAGCAGATCGTCAACCAATCACTGACCCCGTTCACCGGTCAGGAAATTGGCGGGTTTATGAATCCGTACCAGCAAGAGGTCATTGACCGCAGTCTTGCCGATATTGAGTCGAGCCGCCAGATGGCAGACCTCAGAGATCGTCAGGCCGCTACACAAGCCAAAGCCTTTGGTGGCTCACGCCAAGGTGTGCAGTCATCACTCACCAATGCCGCTGCACTTAAGCAAGCCGCTGACCTGTCAGCAAACCTGCGCAATCAGGGCTTTGGTCAGGCTACTCAGTTGGCTCAGTACGCCCGTGGACAGAATCTCCAAGGCGGTCAGAATGTGCTGGCCTTGGGCGGTGCGCGTCAGGCTCTGGAGCAGCAACAGCTTGATGCCATCCGCAACATCGGCCTGCAAAAACTTGGCATCGTGCAGTCCAGCTTGGGTGCAAGTCCAGCCAACTTGGGCGGCAGTGTATCTACACCGTACACACAAAATCGTGGTGCTGGTCTTTTGGGCGGTGCTCTGGCTGGCTCTCAGTTGGCAGGTCTTAGCGGCGGCGCAATCAGTGGTGGGGCTGGTGCTGGACTTGGCGCATTGCTTGCCCTGCTTTAAGGAATAAAAATGGCAACAGATTTTGACTTCTCAAACATTGGCAGCATGTTTGGAGGCGGCATGGGCGGCACGCCCACTGGCCTTGATGCACTGCTGAGTGAAGACCAGCGCAAGCTGATGGGCCGCAACGCTGCACTGGCGGCGGCTGCTGCATTGCTGCAAGCCGGTGGCCGTAGCACCACCCCCATCAACTTGGGGCAAGCCCTTGGCTCAGCACTACAAGCTGGCCAGCAGGGCTACCAGCAGGCGCGTGCTGGGTCGGTGCAGGATCTGCTGCTGAATCAGAAGCTGGAAGAGGCGAAGACAGATCGTGATCGTCAGGCACAAATGTCAAAACTGTTTCCGCAGGTATTCCAACGAACCACGACTCCAGCAAAAGAGATTTATGGCGAGGATGTTATGGGTCAGCGAGTGGGTGAAGGTGTAACACCTGCCCAGACTTCATTCACCATCGACCCCAACAAATTGCAAGCATTGGCAATGCTTTCAAAAAATCCACTGGAGAGTCTTGGACAGATTGCAAAATTAGTCCCAGACCTGAGAAGGGCTGGGTTTACAAGTGCAGGTACACAAACAGACAACCCGTTCAGCGTATTTACAGGAGATCAAACGATTCCAGCAAACATTCGCAATGTTGCAAAGCAATATGAAAGTAGCTTTGCATCTGGTGTGCTTGACCCAGAAAAAGCAGATGATCGTGTTCGGCAATTAGCAGAAATGACGCAACGAGCGCAACAATTTACTTTGTCGCAAGATGAAAGAGAAGCCAACCGATTGAGAATGGAAGCCCAATTTAAGCAGTCTCAGGATGCTCTGGAGCAATTCCGTGCTCAAGGGCAGTTAGCTTCAAAACAGGCAAGAGATTTGCAAGCAAGCATTGCGCAGCAAAGTCTTGATTTGCGTAAACAGGCCGAAGCAAACAAGCCTGAGCAGTTTTCGTATTCTCAAAAGAAAGAATTTGACGAAATACAAAAAAGTTTGGCTGAGGCAAAATCTGCTGGAGATAGCGCATCTCTTGCTGCTAGAGCAGCGCCGCTTATTTCTCAAGCGTATGGCGGCAAAATTGAATCAGGAATTAAAGGACTGGCTGGTGCTGTTGGTTTTACAACTGATGCCAAAACAGCAAATGACCAGTTGGTGCAAATTTCTCAGCAGTTAGCTCTTAAAACGCCAAAGTTCAGCGGCCCGACATCTGATGCTGACGCAAAAAGGTATGACAAGGCTGTTGGCGACTTGGCGAACCCAAGCGTAAGCCAAGAAGCAAAAATAAAAGCACTCACAGAAATTGGAACACTGGCAAAAAGACAAAAAGATTTTGCACAGCAACAAGAAAACTTTTATTTTGCAAACAATAAAAGTTTGCGAGGTTTTACATTTACCGAATCTAATCCATTTGGGAATTAATCATGGCAGAAAAAAAACCAACAGCAAAAGACATCAACCTGTTGTCGCAACGGCCTGACCTTGCGGCAATGTTTGATGAGACATACGGGCCAGGCGCTGCCGCACAGGTGTTAAAAGCCGCGCCATCTGGCGGTGCTGCCTTTGGAGTCTTTCCGCAAATGCAGCCACGGCGCAATTTAAGGTCAGAATCAGGTCAAGACCAAGGAAGCTACGCTGGAGCTGCATTGCGCGGTCTTGCGCCTCCCATGCTGGGCGCTGCAATGGGCGCGCCATTTGGGCCAGTTGGTATGCTTGCTGGTGGCTTGGCCCTACCTGCGGCTGATGCCTTAACTTCACTTTTAAATCTAGCAACCTCTGGCGCGGAAAAAGTAACGGGTGGTCAATACGGAAGACTGACAACGCCATCTCAAGGAATACAAAATCTTTTGACAAGCGCTGGAGTGCCAGAAGCAAAAACAACTGGTCAAAGAATGTTGCAAACTGGTCTTGGTGCAGTTGGCAGTACAGCCTCGCAAATTTCTGGCTTGCAACAGTTGGCGAAAGAAGCATCAACCCCATTGGCCAGAGCAATATCGCAACAGATGGCCGTAAGACCCGTGGCCCAGACTGCTGCCGCACTTCCTGCTGGCGCGGCTGCACAACTGGCCGGTGAGTCTACCCAAGCACTTGGCCCGATTCCATCGACCATTGCATCAATGCTTGCAGCAACTGCGGCAGGCGGTGCAGCCATGACGCCACGACCACAAGCAAAAAGAACGGGCGCAGAGACAAGGGCCGCTGACATTGCTGCCAAAGCACGCAATCTTGGCTTTACAGGAGAGACTGCACTCACACCAGCGCAGGCTGGTACAAGCAGGACGGCTCAAATATTTGAGGCGGCAGCTTCAACTTTGCCAATGTCTGCCGGTCAGTTTACAAAGCGTTACGGCAAGCAGTCAGACTACGCTCAAGGCATCATCAACAAGGTTGCAGACCTTTTTGGTGGGATGCCAGCGCAGCCAGATACAGCCTTCTCATCTGGCGCGAGTGCTGTTAAGAGTGCTGCACAACGCAATGTCAACAATGTTGGCAGTCAAATTCGACAGGTCGCATCCCAGACCGATATTGACTTGGCACAAGTTCCAAAATTTGAAGAGTCAATCCTCAACGCAAGAAAACTGCTTTCCTCAATTCCTCCTGCATTACGCAAAGATCCATTGTTTGAGAGTTTTGAGCAGTTTTACTTTGGCAAGCCAAATGATGAATTGAAGACGATGGTTGAGTCGGCCTTGCAACAAGCAGGCTCAACCCCTGCAAGTGCAAATTACAAAACTTTGCAAGCAACTTTCAGAAAGCAACTGGTTGACAGTGGTGTGCCTGAGTTTGAGTTTTTGGGCTACCAACAAAGGGGCAAGATTGCAGGAAATGACTACCAAGATCAGCGCCAATTGTTTGGCGATCTTGCCTTTGCAAACAAAGGCACGAAGGTCGGCGAAGCGTTTAGAGCATTGCGCAATTCTCTTGATGACGCAAGGGACGAAACATTCAAGCTGGCTGGGATGGATGACCAAGTTGTAAAACTTAAAGAGTTGCGCGGCTCTTATGGCTCTGCAAAAGATTTGAATGACAAGATTAAGTCTGCCAGCGACAAGACTGCTGTTGGTTATGTGATGAGCAACCAAGACAGTTTTGCCAACAAAGTTTTGCCATTGATGAACGAGACAGAGAAGACATCTATGGCTCAAGCAATTTTGGCTGACATCCAGTTGAACTCTATGTTCCCCACTGGAGAGATGGACATCACTAAATTTGGCAAGAACTTAATTAAAGATGTGAAGGCATCACCCACAACATTGCCGCAAATTCTCGGGCCAGAAAATGCCGCAACATTGACAGACTTGGCGCAGGTCGCACAGTCAGCGTTAAAAGCAAAAGTGCCTACATCTGGCTCTTCTGAACGAATAACCATGACGAACATGCTGACCTCAATGCCTGCAAAGGTCGGGGCTGCTATGGCCAGCGGTACAGCATTGACAGGTGATCCTATTCTTGGCACGGCCTTAGCTTTAGGCACTCCGGCTTTGGCTACAAGGGCTTATCTGTCTCCAGGCATGCAGAATCTGTACGGCAACACTCTTGACCCTTTGTTTAATTACATGGCGTCACCATTCAACCCGATGTTGCAATATACGGGTGGTCAAGGACTGTTCAACATTGAGGCAGCCAAACCAAGAATGCCTGATGATGAAGAACTGAGGCCGTCTGCTCCACCATACGGCCTGCTTGGTCGATAACCAGCCCTAACGCATCCCCCCAAAAAATGCCGCTGTCAGTGGGTCGATCTTGATCTTTCGATTCCTCTGACGGCGGCGTGCATTCAGAAAATCCTTATCGTCTGCCGACATCTTGTGGCGCTTTTTGCGCATGCGCTCGGCGGCGGTGAACGACAGCGGCCTTGGTGCATCCGGCTCACTGCCCATCGTCAGCAAGGCCGTGGTCATGTTGCCGGACTTTTCATAGCCATGCACCCGCACCACCTTGGCCTTGCGCAGTGCTCTGACATTGTCGTAGGCGGTGGCCAGAGCGCATGGCAGACGCACAGCGATCTCGGCCACACTCAACGGGCCAATGCTCAGCAGCCGGATGATGCCGGCCCTATAGACCGGCTTTAATCCGCGCATCTTGCATCCTGCGGGTGTACTCGCGGCGCAGCATGGCACGCACCACAAAGGCCCGAGTGTGGGCATCCTTGGGGATTGCATGGCCATAGACCTCTGGACTCAGCAGATCGTCCATCAGTTCGATGGCGGCCACCAGCGCTGGCTCAAGGACTGGCTCACTCATAGCTTGTCTGCATCTTTCCTGAAGACCTGCACATTGCCAATCAGGGACGGCAGCTTGAATGCATCCATAGCACCAGGTCGGCCTGTGAAGGGTTTCAGTTCAAGGGGGACATAGACCCCGAGTGTCTTGTTCAATGATGGGGGTGGTGTTTCGTTCATGCCGACCACCACGCCACCAGCGCAGCAGCCAAGCCGCCGCCGATAAACAAGCACAATAAAAGATCCAGTGCTCCCTCTGCGCGTTTGCTTAATTTGTTCATGTTGTACCCTTGAGTTAGTAGTGTTACGAAGTTTACATCAAATAAACTAATTCTCATAGTAGTCAATAAATTGATCTGTTGTTGCTAAAATACACTTATGCAATCAGTACAAGACATCAGAGATAAGGCCAGAGAGCATGGCATCAGGATGAATGCCGTATGCCGTGAGGCTGGCATCCAGCAGCCACAGGTGAGCCGCTGGATGTCAGGGTCAGTCAAGCCTCTGTGGGAGTCGGTGCATGCACTGGCTGCTGCGCTTGATCGGCTTTTATCAGCCAGTGAGGATTCTGCGCCAGCCAAAACAAAGCAGACTGTTTAAAGGTGGGGGTACTCGCTGCGTCTGGGTTGACCCTTGAAATCAGGCGGCAACTATGACCGCAACGCCAGCATCCGCTTTCCCCCCGATTTTTTACCAGTCTGAAGACTCGGCGGCAGCGGCGGTTGGTGCAGCCGACTTGCCGATACCGAAGTCATCAGCGGCACTTGGCTTAGAGCCGCCCAGAGGCTGGCCCTTCTTGAGCAACAAAATGTTGTTCAGGCCAAACGACACGCCATTGTTGCCAGCTTGGCTGTAGGCGTAGGCATTCAGGCTCACCCGCACATAGTCGCCACTGACAATATCGTCAGCGCCAATCAGGTCATTGCCGTGGGCGTCAATAGCACCAGGCTTGGCGGTGCTTTTGACATTGCAGAAGAAGTGGCCGGCGTACTCTTTGCCGAGTGGCGACCCGTCTGTCTTGGTTTCAGTGTCGCCATCACGCAAGGGGTTGCGGATGTTTTTCGGCACTTTGTCACCGAACTTGGCGACCAGCGCTTCTTTGGCTGCTGCCTTCAAAGCGGCCAGCGTTTCTTTATCGGTCTTGGGGATCAGGATCTGAGTGCTGTACTCATCCTTGCCATTCATTTCGTTTTTGCGGCTCTGCAAGCCTGAGAAGTAGGAGGTGCGTACCTCGCCGGTTGTGACTCTTGTAGACATTTGATCGTTTCCTTTTGGTTGATCGTTTTCAGGTTTTCAGCCTGACCAAAGCGGCCAGACAATTGCACTTTAGCACAAATAAATGTTGCTTTAAAAACTTTTTAGTGCAAGACTTAAGGCTATGATCTCTTC